GAAGGGCTACCGTATAGCTCACGATAAGCAGCCTCTTTGGGACCGAGTGCCTCTATAGCAGCTCGCTCGGCAGCTTCCTTCTCGGCTTCCTCGGCAGCAACCTGCTCTTTGTCCAAATCCCGAAACATTTGGATATGGCGTTGTTTTTCGTAATCAAATGCGTCTTTATCGCTCAACCTCCCCATGCGAGCGCGGTATGAAGGGTCCGATGTACCTGCAACCATTATTTACTCCCCTTTCCTGACTTCTCTAGTTCTCTGATACGTTCGTCTTGTTTCTTAAGAAGAGCCATCGTTGTTAATGACGCCGCTGCGGTGTCAGCCATAAGATACCCCGTTTCATGCAAAGCCAAGTTTCGTGGCCATCGCAGTGGCCTGACCCAGTGTGCCTAGTATACTGGAGCCGGGGTCTGCTTCTCTCATAGCCCTCCGGTATTCTGCAACCGCTTGCTCTAGTACCCTGTCAAACAGAACGTCATCCGCAGCAAGCAATCCAGCGGCGTTTGCCTCCTGTTCGGTGTATCCCTGCTTTGCTGCCTCTACTATCATAGCGACAGATGCCTCTGACTCAACATAAGACTGTCCAGCCGCCTCGGTTCCCATGCGAAGGCCACGCCCGCCCTGATTTAGACCACGCGCCATAGCTATTTGTTTTGCCGCCGCCGACCTTTGGAAAGCCCTGGACTCCTCCGCCGCTGGGCCCCCTGTCTCCCTTAGTTCCCGCAGTTCTGCGAGGTCCTGCAAATACTTCCTACGCCCGATATTCTGCTCTGGACTGTAGGGTATTTGTGGGTCGTCACCGGGGGTACTGGCTGAAACCTCGATAACGCCACCAGGCCCCCATCGTGTCGTTTTCCCTCTGCCGGTGTGCTTTCTAAATATCTCTAACGGATTCAGGGCGGTCATTTATTTGTCTCCTATAGCCTTATTTCCGACGGTGCATCTTCAGGATCGCTCTTTAGTATCGTTGTCATAAGCGCCGCTACATCACCAAGACCTTTCCAGGTACTAGCCTGACCCTTTAGTGAGATCCCTAGCTCGTCGGCTCGCCGCTTTAGCCTCTCCATAAGGGCAGATTGTGCCTGTCCTCGTTCCAGTTGTGCCCAGGCGTTAGCTGCATTTAAGCCGACATTGAAACGCTGCCTAGCTTCGCCAACCATTTTTCCGCCCTGTTGTTGCAGGATTGTACCCCCCAGTGTTGCGCCTTTTTGTGAGGCAGCAAATTGTGCTTCAGGAGGTGCCCCGCTCATTGCCGCAAACTGCCTTTTAGCCGCGTCATCGCCCATCTTTTTAGCGAGCATACCTGAAACCAACGGACGCCCACGTAAACCACGGGCAGATTCCACAGTTCTGCCCATTTGCGCCTGTGTTTCTGGGTCAAGTCGCTCAAGGTTAGCAAGCTCGTTACCCTCCGATTCCCACCCAGGTCGCCAAAGAGGGCGCCCAAATGCGTCAACACCGCCAACAGCAACACCGCCAACATCAACTCCGAATACTTTCACTAGTTCACTCCTATGCTTACGTTACAGTAAGCCGGTCAGCCGATGGTAGTTTAAAACTCGTTTCTGGTCGTTTAAGCCCGACAAGCATAGATATACTTTGGATAGCCATGTAACCACCGCCCGCTGCTGGCTCTGATTCAGACAGCGTAAATTTAAAAGATTTAACCTTTTGCTTGGGAAGCTTCAGCTCTAACTGAAACTTAGACGTTCCTGGCCCGGTAGAAGGGTAAGCAATCTGAGTCCCAGAAGTGCTGTAGTCAGTGTAGATAACAAAGTGCGGTAATGATGTGGTGTTAAAATCCCCAAGCATTAACAACCGGTAGACACGTCCAACTTGTTGGAGTTGCCCGATATTAATCCAGCCGGAAGTTAGTTGAAGCCCATAGGGTCTATTATCATCACTATCACCGACACCAGATGATGAATCAATGTTATCAAAATACGTTTCATCGGCCTGCTGCTTATACAGGAGCCCCCTAGTATTTAATCTGTAATGAATGTTATCGACAACTACCGAGCCTGCATTTGCGCCTGTATCGTTATGCAATTCCCATGTAGACCATTGATCAAATAAGAAATTGTAGACAGCTATCTTCTGGCCACCGGCAACAGTAAATCGAACTTCATGCTCTTTACCGAACACATGGGCATCAATAGCATAGTTGGTTCCCGTTATCTGATCTTCTATCTTGGCCCCTTGGTGGGCGACCTGCATGTTACGCCCACAGAGCATTAACCCTTGTGAGGTCTGAAAGAATACACCCAAGGGGGTTTCTACACGACAAGTACCATCGATAGCGCCTTGCCCTGGAGCAAACACCCGTAAAGGAGAGAACCCAGGACCTTCACCGGATGGGCTTGGCCCTTCTCCAGACATATAGTACCCATTACGAGCACCAAGAATAAGCAAGTGTTCCAAATTAGGACACAGAGCCCTTATCTTTTCCGAACGGTTATCTACGGCACGAACAAAGGAGTCACTAAAGCCCGCTTCGGTATTTTCTGCGAATCTATTGGAGAACCACACCGTATTTTCTGTTGTAGCAAGGATTACTCGGTTTTTCCATACGGCGATATCATACAGGGAAGGGGGGGCTACGTGAGAAAAGTTCCCACCATTAGTATAAAGAGAATCGTTATCCTCTAGTTCACTATCTGGGAGGGTATCTGTTATCTGCTGAAAAACGCCAGAGTAGTCCATCAAGGCTTCAGCGCACCTATGGTAAACGCTGCCTTCGTCCATTGTTCTATAGAGGACTATTTTCACTTCTGATCGCGCACCCCAATTTACAGCGGTATAGCCTTGCGGGTTCGCCAAGGAAGAAGCATCTCTTTTGTAGGTTAGCTGTAGGGTATATATCTGTAGAACCACATCTTTTGCGGCAATGGTTCCGGTATTCCATTCGACTGAAGGGGCAGACGATTGCACTTTCCCTGCGTGGTCTATCCATTCATAGATAGCTTTATAGTTAAACGTGCCGGTTAATGCGCTTCCTGTCGAAACATCACCAGAATGTATTTCGGGGTGGTGAAAAAAGTTCGCCTCTTTAAAATAGTCTCCTGAGTAATCCCAAAGAATACCGCTAGCTATTTTCAACGCCCCATCTGCTTGAACACTAGGCAAGTACCGAACGGGGGAGAAGTCCATAATCCCAATAGCTGCATCCATTGCAGTTATGTCATTACCATCACTGTTTGTATTAACCCCGTTGTATCTAGAAGAGCCGAAACGAAACTTTGTCGCCACATACTTTTCAGGAGAAGTATCGTTATCATTATCCGAAAAAGCAGGAGACACAATAATGTTGGTATCATCCCCAAGTGCTGCAACCCGCCTAGTCTCCCCAGATACGGTTATAAGGTCACCAACAGAAAGTTCTGTAAGGAATTTAGTACCTTCGCCAGTAACCACGCCAGCCGAAGCATATTCGCCAGCTCCAGGGTCAATACTGCCGGTAAGTACCTCGCTAGAGCTATCAGCAACAACGCGAGAAACGCCATACATGCAATGGACGCGATTGAAGTCCATGAATTGGGTAAACCTAAAATCAATTTCCTGTGTCCATGGTCCTGCACTTAGAGCTGTTTTGGCCACTACTTGTCCTTGGTGATTCATAATCATGCCAACGGACGTGTTAAATACAGAGTGTGCCGTGTCAGCATCATAAGCCACCTGACTAGGGCGACTTGCGTGGCCAACGCCAAGATAAAGGTCGTTCTTGTATGCAAAACAATCAGACGTTACGGTAATGCCGTAAAGGTCGAGGCTTTTATCTGTAAGCAAATCACTATTTAGACTGTAGTCGTAAGCGTTTACTAAAAAACTAGGCGACCTTGCCCGTACGTTCGTCTTGTTCGCGACCATAGTCAGAAAGAATCGAACCTTATTCGTTTCATTCTTACCGGCAGTTCCATTGATTAAGATATGACCAGGAAATTCCGTAGAAACAAACGCTGTAGGTACGGCATCTATATTTACTACCTGTATAGCGGAACCTGAAGGGAGGGCGAGGTCCTTATCGTAGACCCTTAGCTCGATGCCATCGGGTTCGTCAGCGGTGCCACTGGCCGTAGTCTTGTCTCCTGACTTCGTATAGCCAATTGCTATATAATCCCCTGTAATACTATCAGCAGGCGTAACAACCTTAAGCATTAAGCCGCCAACAATCTCAAACGTGTTTTTCGACGTAGTGTAGATCGAGGTTGGCCATGGTATTCGGAACACCAAATCGGTATAAGGAAAATGAACCTCTGTATTTATTGATACAGGGCTTGGGCTAGCATCTTCTTCAGCAAGAAACCCACTTGTCGTTGTGTAGTAGGAAAGGCGTAAGCGTTGGTCGCCGGAAGTGTGTCGCCTAAAGACAGCAATACCCTCCGTTATTGTGGCATTATTAACAGCCTCGATACACCAATCAGGGTTAGTTATATCTACCTCAAATAATACGCCATAATCAGTATTTAAAAGCAAGTCAGGGTTTAATGACGAACCTATCGAACCCGCCCCTTCGCCAGTATCCACCTTCGCATACTTAATTCTACCAGAACCTACATGAACCAGTATGAACACATAGCGACTATTAGCAGCCACTTGAGCGCGTGGGATATTGTATAGACCATTGTTCGTACTAAAGGAGTTGATTAACGTTCGCCCTATGACTTTAGTTCGAGTTATTTTGTCTATAACTTTTGCATAGGTACGCCAAACGACACCGAGGGTAACAGAGGTTACTCCTGTCGTGCTAGAACCTGGCGGGGTATCATCGTAATCAATAACTAAAGTGTCGCTGTCCGTTATTGATTTAATAAGATAGAGGTCATCCTTCCAGGTGGCCGCAAAATCGATTGCAACCTTACCCCCTACAGAGAGGTTATGCGCCGCGCCAAAGTTAATTGTGGCAAGAGTCCCACCAGCACCAGCACATGAAGTTACGGTGTTTATGATGTTTACTGATTCGGTAGGGTCAACTTCAGACCAGACATGAACCTCAAAATTATTAGCCACGCCTATTTGAGCAGAGGTCTGCACTAGATTCGTCCCTGCCTCCACCCGTTGAGTTTCCAGGGTGCAGCCGACTATGGTGCCCTTATTTACCCATGCGTCGGAGGAAGATGTTTTCGTGTAACCATATCGACCGTCGAAAGCCAGAATCTCGTCATTATATGCTGCTGTCGCTTTGCCTGTGTCGAGAGATACCGCTGAATCACCAGGGACGATAGCCGGGATTCTGCTGGAGAGGCAATGGAAACCTTTTCGCTTCTTAGCTTCGCCACTCTTTATAAATTGAACATTCTTAGCTTCGGTCAGTTCGCCAACAGGCAAAACGCGGTCAGATATTTTCTCGTTCGCGCCTTTGACGATAGGTAAGCCAATTATTTTCTTCTCTAAGGCCATTAAAACACCCAGATATCTACAGTAGAAACCGCGTTAGAATTAATATTTAGTATTAAATCCCTATTCTTGCTTGTGTTCAAGTTATCATAGACAGACAGCGGAGCATACAGCGTTGGTTTCGGGGTTAATCGGGAAATAATCGTATTTGAACCTGACGTACTAGGCGTCCAGCGAAAGATAGCATTAGATATGGGAAAATCGTAGACAATAAGAGTAGGGTCATTTGCCGCTACCGCTCTTGTGTCAGTCAACCCACTTGTTGTGCCATCATTATTGACAATTAATAAACTAGCCGTTCCTGCAAGTGCGCTTGAATGAATATACCACGTAACCCCTGAGTTATGGGTACTGCTCCATGTGTGATTTATAGGGTCTGCCGACGTTTGGGTTGTTGTTTGTTCCAAGGTCCCGACAACTGGCGAATTCTTTACGCGAGTAATAACCCACCCTCTTATACGACGGCCTAGTTTGTGGGGGATGGCATTATCCCCGATAGCTAGCACAACATCCTCAAGCAATGCGCCGTCTAGAAGGGGGCAAGCCTCGATAGACCGAATGCTATTCTCTAGGTTGTCTTGGATAGACTCTAAGCCCAGATCACCCGTTCGATGCCTGACGAATGGGCTAATAAAAGAATCCTGAGCCATGACCTACCTAGCGTAAAAAGTTTATTGGGCGGCCACTATAGGTGCCTACCGCAACATCGATAATCTTATGTGGGTGTCCTGCGTCTTTACGGGGAGCTGCGTTCTCTATTCTTTTTCGGATGTCTGCCTTTTCCGCAAGCAACATTCTTACGTCAGATTCCTCTTTCATCAAGCATTTTATCGCCACTGAAACAACAAGGTATTCTTCGTAGCCACTCGCTATAGCTTTGTTTTTTGATGCAACGGTGCTGCTGTCGTCCAAAAGGTCGGCGGCAAGTGCGTAATCACCGGATTCAAAGATAAGATCTGACGAACCAAGAGAATCATCAAGCGCCACGCTAACCGTAACAACCCCTGTTGTGTTGTTTATCGCGGTTACAACTCTTGTTCCACCAGTACGGATTCCTGACGTATTATTTTGAGCAAAAACGATTTCCATACCAACGTTGAAGTTATGGGAATCGGAAGTTGTTGCTAATGTAAATGTTGAGCCCGTTAACGGGTCGGCGTTTAGAACGCCAATAGAAACCCCACCACCCGTTGCATACTGTTCACACTCAGGGGCGTAATACAGTGTCACCGTTCCTACGGGGTTCTTAGGGATAAAATAGATACTATCCCCGCGTATTTGGTAACGCAGAGGGGCCACATTGCCCTCAATAGTACCGGCGTTTCCGTTATACATATTGCGTTCTTGAAGAGAGAAGGGCTTTACCGTGTAAGTGTTACCGTTAGAAGTAAAATCAACACCTAGAGCCTTGTAGAACGCAGCGGGAAGTGTTCCTGATTCGGTAGTTCCGGTAAATGTGTAAGAAGCCTCATTCACATAGTAATCCTCGAAGCAAAGAATCATTATGTCGTGCAACTCAGCAAGAGCAGAGTTTAACCACGTTCTTATTTCAGCGTCCGAGACAAAGGTAGACCCAACCATATCCGCACGTTGCCTGACCCGTGTCATAAGGGTGGCAAAGGTCGTTGCATTAGTAGGCATTTCTCCCCTCCAAAGAAAGAGGGGGGCTGTTACGCCCCCCAACTAACTAGTATTCTTCTTTTTCGCTACCTGGATTCCCATCGTAGTCCATAGCTATATGGACAAAATCTAGAAGGGCCTCGCAAGCCGCCTCTTCCTCTTTAGAAGAGAGCTTTAAACCCATGGAACTAGCAAAAGTACCACAGGCCGCTAAAAGAGCCTTTTTGTCATCTTTATCATCCTTGGGCTTTTTCTTAGCCCCAGACAATATCATAAGAGCAAGCCCCTTTTTTTTAGGCATGGCTTAACTCCTTATCAGGTAACACCACTGTTTTTGACCCAAATCATGAAGTACACGGTATCACTACCTAAATCAGCATCAGCCGACTTTCCGCCATCATCAGCATTTGAGAATTGCACCACCACTGTCTTGGTAGTTGCTACCGTTTCAGCATCAAGCATTGCAATCGGCAATTTTGCTGCCGCCCACGTAGCATCTAAATAAGTAAACTGCGCTCCTAAGAACTTGTTGTACTTATCATCAAGGGTGAGTGTAACTAACCCATCCGTTGCCTCTGAAACACTCGTAACCCCCACTGAGTCGGAGGAAAGCGTAGTTGTTCCATCAGATGCGTGGAAAGCAAAGCTGCCGGTAATGCACTTAACTTCGCGTTGAAGCGCCTGCACATCCTTAAAATCTCTATTCGCCATATCTAGGCTCCTTTCTTAAGTTAAGAATTAAGCCAATGCGATGCGGCAGTTCCAACCAGGAGCAACAGTAGCGCAGTTCCCGTAAAAACCCATACGAACCTCGTAAGCATCAGCAGAAGCTTCGCGGAGCATGTTGTTCCCATCAAGGTCTAGAATCTGTGGGGCTTCACCCAAGCTATTCAAGGACCAAGTATCTAGCTGAAGCGCCCAAGCCACATCTGGCTGGCAATTCACATCAGGGATAACATCGACGGTACCGGCGGGACCATGAATCTTCAAAGACGTAAAGCCAACATTGGCATCGGAAGCCTTTAGCTTGTCATACTGAACCTTAGACCCAAGAGCCTTCTCAATATTGGCATAGGTGGCATAATCCACAAAGATATGACTTGGGGCCCCGCCGTTCCGCGCTGCCAAACTCAAGCCGTCAATCAACGCCTCTTCAATCGGCTTGGCGCTTCCATCAGAGCGATTGCCGCCTAAACGACTCGTATCCGTTGTACGGTCAACACCAAAGAACAACGTGGCGGCAGGAGCCGACGCAGGGCACCATGCTTCAAGGCCGCTAATTTTTGCATCCAAATCGCCCGCCTGAACAAGATGGTCCTGGTAAGCAACGTCCACGGGGGGTGCTACTGAAAAAGTTAACGACTTAAGAGTAGCGGATCGGTCAATCGCACTAATTACGCGGGTTGCACTTCTGGCTGTGCCTGGGCCGCCACCACTTCCGTCAGGAGCGTAGAAAGCAATTTCCATCCCAACTTCAAAATTGGATACATCCTCTTCATTAATGAGGGTCATATCCGCAAAAACGCCATTTGGGTTATCCTCAGACTGGCCAATAGAACCAGAACCATCACGGTATAGGCCAACAGCCAAAGAGCGCTTAAGGCTATGAATAGCCCCGTCGATTTCCATGGTGGCGTATCTGATAAACGCATCAGCGTTGCCCTGACTCGCTTTGATTGCCTCATGCGCGATTGATGCAAAGGAGTAATCACTAACGCGAGTTAAGAGGAACTGCTTCAGGCTAGAGGTTGAGGTGTTAGCTTGCCCGGTGGCAAACGTAGCCGAACGCCGTTGTGGGCCGGTGGTGACAATAGGCATTGGCATATTCTCGCCACCGAATTTCGTATACTTCGGGACAAGGGCAAGGAAAGGGTTATTTTTATAAACCATCTCTTTGATTCGTTGGGGTTTGTAGTGTTCTTTGAGAGCTTCGGTAACAGCGGTAGTAAGAGCCATGATTTCCTCGCTATAGGGGCGAGAAAGCTAAAAGGCTAAATCTCGCCGCGCATAATAGCAGCCGCCCTAGCAAGTGACTCTTCTCTGGACAAAAGTCCATCGTCACGCGCAGGCGTCTGCGACGTTAATTGGTTTGACAATGTTTTCGGCCTTGGTTTTGTTGCCGCTGCTTGCTGGCTAGGCTTAACGTCTTGCGCTTCTTCTGGCTCAGGTTGCCAGTATCCCTTATAACGATCTCTCAGCTTGCTACTTTTAAAGTAACGTTCGGCTTCACCCTCATAGTACTGTTCCACCATTTCGGCGGCTTTGTCATACTCAAGCACTGTGCCATCATGGGCATATTGTTCTTGCATGACCTCATAAACAGTATGATAGGCATTATTAGCCTTAACCATCTCGAATCTACTGTCATTGTCAACGAATTCTTTGATCTTGTCAACAAATCCCGTATATGTCTGTTCGTACTCCTTTTTTTTCTGCCGTTCCTCTCGTTCTTCTGACTGTTTACGATTAAACGCCTTTAGAGACTCGATTTCTTTCGCTTGTTCGGCAACAATATCCTCAACAGCAACATTCCCGTCGTTTATTACTCGTCGGGTTAATGCGTCGTAAGAGATGCCAAACTTATCCAAGAAACCCATCGGGTCATCCTTGGCCATGTCCTGTAATCCCTCTAGCTCGTTGGCCTTCTTCTTTACTCCTTTGAGCTGCTGCCGTTCTTCTCTGACTCTTCTTTCTTGTCTTGCGAGGTTGGCGAACTGTCTTGCGAAGGCAGAGCGTTCAGTTTGTGACTCACCCGACTCCACCACGTCACCGCTACCTGCATCTTGTTCTTTGGCTTCCCCTTCCACCGGAGCCTGCTCAGGCATTTGTGTAGGAACTTCATTTACTACCTCAGTGGACTGGTTAACGATATCACTTGCGGATACTGCTACGTCAGACATTAATTATCTCCTTCTGATATGTGTTTAAGTAATTATTGCATCCCTGCGAGAACTTCCGCCTCGGCTGGAGGCATTGCACCTTGGTCTGCTTCCACTTCTGGCATCGCCCCAGGTTCCATTCCCATTTCTGGGGGTGCCCCTTCCATTGCTGGGGCTGCCTGTTGCTCCATAGCTTGTTGTGTCGCTTGTTTGGCCATTTGTTGGGTTTGAATAACCCTAATAGCGTCGTCCATGTATCTGCGGAGTAATTCCAGGCGTTCTTCTGGTACATTATCTATTTTAGCCCGCAAATAAGCCGATTGTACCCGTTGTATTGCAAACTCAAGGTTAGAATACGTTTCAGGGGCGTGGTAACGACCTTTTTCAATCATTTCCTCAATCAAGAGGTCTACATCATCAATAAATGCGGTAGCCAACTGGTTAACAGCCTCCAGATCGGGATAGTCGAGCAACGCCCGCGCTTCGGTCGGGTTTAAGAGGCCGGTTTGCGCCATTTCTTGTATCGTCTGTAGCTTTGCAGCCGGAGTAGACGACAATAACGCCGTAGGATATGTTTGCATGACATACTGATCATCCTCAAGGTTAATATCTTTCCATTTAATGCGTTCAATAGCCTTATCTCCACGGCTAATCACCTCGTAAGTATTTCCCTGCTTGTCTATGTCCCTGGCAATATCAATCATTTGATGCGCTGCGGCTAAGAACAGGTTTTCATATCCTTGAGCAACCAACATAAAACGCTCTGACTGAATATCTGAGAATTCACGGATGGCTACACCTGAGTCCAACCCTGCTGGCTTTTTGGCTTGAGCCGACATCTGAGAAATACCCGCGACCTCATAAGAGCGGGCAAATAGACGGTCTAGGTGAGAAAACACCTCGCCTGTAGTCGTTCTTGGAACATGGAAGTCAGGCTTAGTACCACTGTATTCAATTACACCCCAAACCTCGTTGTTGATATGGGCTTTTGATATCTTGGAACCCGTTTCAACGAACACTTTAGGGGTAGCTAAGTGCATTTGCTCTTGGATGCGTTTTAGTAGCTTATTTATTTCGAGCTGAACGCCTAGAAGTTGCTCAGACAGCCCTTGCCCCCAAAAACCGAGTAAGTTCTCGGTCCATCGGATAAAAACAAAAGGAAAAAAGTCTTTATCATAGGGTTCGTCCAGCAAAGTAACGTTATCCAAGCAAATGCAATGACGACCATCAGGAGAGCCCTTTTTAGAAGCCAAATGCCACGCTTCAACGCATTCAATCTGATTGGATGTAATACTTTCACCATGACCTGTTTTTTCTGCTTTCGATGCGTTCAAGATGTCTTTTTTGAAATCGGGATAAGCAGCTAACAAAACCTCCCTAGATACAACCTTGCGCTGGAATAGCTGTCGAGGATCCCCATAGAAGCATTCCTTGTCATCAACCACGACCTCGTTAGGAAAAACGCGCTCACAGACAATACGCTCACCATCTTGGAATATCTTCAATACACCAGTACCAAACACGGTAGCGTCAAGGAAAACTTTAGGGGCAACAGTGTAAATATCGGTGGCGTAGAACTGCCCGTTAACGAATTTATCAAGCAATTTCGCTTTACGCTTTAGCGACCAATCCCCACCAGAGGTTAAGAAGGTTACCTTGGGTCTGTTCTTCGCTATCTTACTCGTTACTGTCGTACACATAGAATGTACAACGTTTAAGGTAACACCATCGTCAGGGGATGCCGAACGCCGAGAATAGTTAGAGGAGTCTAATCCACTAGCATTGATATTAGAGAACAAGCGCAGCCAGTCTAGATTATCCTTTTCTCTGTCGTTCTGGTCCTCGACCAATGTGTTTATTGTGGAGAAAACATCATCATGAATGCTCGTTGACTTCTCCCACCAAAATTCGTCAGGCTGGTACATTAGTTCTTGTCCTTTTCATAAGAATAATACGACGTTTCGTCTGGGCCGCTAGGGTCAAACTCGGATAAGCGGGACGGGGGCGCGGAGTCATTAAATTCAATATCCATAAAGTCTTCCGAAACCCTTAGCTTGGATACTCCGTTTGTACGCATAAATATAATAAGTTCCATTATTCTATCGTCTAATGCCGGATAGTCTCCCACCATGAGCCCCTTTCGCCGTGTTCTAGTTTATCACGCAATGTTTTTTCCATTCGCTTTGCTTCTTCTTCGTAGTATTCAGGCGACCCGAATACCGGCGGCTTATCCCTAGCAACACTCGCATAATGGCGAGACTCACGCCAAGCGTAAAGCGCGGCATCGGCCAAGTGGTTCTCGAAGCGTCCATCTTCTTTCGGGCGGTCTTCGTCCCATTGGAGTAACCGCCATTCATGCAAGATACCACAACCCTCTAACACCTTTATCCTGCCCGCAGACAAATCAGAATTCATTAGCTCAATATAGCTTAGTTTGTTGCGCTTCTCTGCTGCCCTTATCCCTAACCCATGTCTGTAGCGGAATTCTTCTACAATACTCTTTCCAAGCCCGCCCGTATCCGCAACCATCATCCTGAAACTGTATTCTTGGTCATACTGGGTAATCTTTTCAGCAATATCAGAGGGGAGCATTTTGCTGCTCTTGAAATCATCTACAATATAGAAGTCAGGCAAATCATCACAGAAAGCGCCAATAACAAAAGCCGTAGCGTCCTCATATCCAAGGTCTACCCCTAGAATATATTGCCAATCGTGCTCGTCCCAAGGGAGGGTATTTACAACGTTCTGCTCTTCATCAAACCTGTAGACCAAGGACTCGAAACTACGAACCCACTTACCCCGCCACTCACGCATATAAATAGGGTTGTCAGAGGCCCAGCCCTTTTGCTTCATTCGACGGTTTAGCCAATCAGAAGCATGGGGGATAAAAGGGTTCTCTAAGA